AAGCGTGTTGCCTGTGCCTACTGCACTCACTCCATCGGAACAGACGCACCTCTCCTCCTGTGCCAGCACAGACAAGTCTTGGTGGATCGTGACAAGCAATGCCCTGACTTCCAGCGAGAGCCGGGTACGGAAGGTGACGAATGATGGAAGAGATCGACATTTTCAAAGTCCTCGACTACATCCGCGACCACGCCAAGAAGTACGCCAAGGCAAAGGCTGACCGTCAGTACCTTGAGAACTACCGCAAGACAGTGAAGGCGCAGCAGATGAAGCAGCACCTATCGCTTCCTGTCTCGGCCCAGGAGCGAGAAGCCTACGCCAGCCAGGAGATGCAAGACATAGATAAGGCCATCCAGATTGCCCAAGAGGAAGAGGTTGGGCTTCAATGGCTACTGACCGCTGCCCAGATCAAAGCTGAGTCGTGGAGAACGCTTGCCGCAAATGCTCGGATCGAGGCGAGGACTCTGTGAAAAAGCATATTGAGCAAGTAAAGCAGCTTTCGTGTTCTGTATGCGGTCAGTCTGGACCATCGGACGCGCATCACATCCTGTCTGGTCGCATCCCTGGTCGCAAGTCGCCTGACATGCTGGTTATCCCGTTGTGCAAAAGCTGCCATCAAGACCCGCATAACGGCATTCACGGCATGCGCCGCATGTGGGATGTCATGAAGGTGAATGAGCAGGACTGTCTTGCCGACACCATCACAAGGTTGTTCTACAAATGAGCGCGACACCAATGAGCTTGACGCTCGAAAAACTCAAGGCTGACGGGTACTCGCCATTCAAGACAGAACACTGGAACGCATTCGCACGAATCCGTCAGGATTTGTTTGGCTTCTGTGATGTTCTTGCCTTGGGAAAAGGAGAGGTCATCGCCATTCAATGCACGAGCTGGGACAACGTTTCAAGTCGGGTAAAGAAGATTGCCGACCACGAGAACATTGGAGTTGTTCGGGATGCTGATATTCGCGTGCTTGTTTGGGGATGGAAGAAAGCTGGGCGCGGAAAGTGGGAGATGCGCGAAGTGGATTGTTCGTGATTAGGGGAAAGTATGGCTGACGAAGCAGAAATGGCAGAACACCAAGAACAACTTGCTAGAGACATCGCACTCAAGCATCGCGTGATAGAGACCCACGAACCCGGCGTCTGTCTCTCCTGTAAGGAGCCGATAGATAAGGGGCGGTATTGCAATGCTGACTGCCGTATAGGCCACGAAAAATATGTAGCCACGCTCAAACGCACCGGGACTTGGAGGCCGTAATGAATCACGACCACGCAGCAGCACTGGAATGGGCATTGGACCTGTGGGCAAGATGGCTCCGCTCCGATTGGTCAGAAGTCCGTGAGCTTTGGTATCCCTCCAGAACCCCAGGACTCAATGGCGGATGGGCAAGAGGAGAACATGCATTCGATGACATGGTAGATGCAGCAGACCAAAAGATTGTCGTGCTGGTGAATAAAGTGGTCGGAGATATGCCGCCAAGCATGCGCGCTGCGCTTGAGTTCGATTTAAATCTACTCAGGGTATGTCGGGTTAGGGACCAGAAAGAAATGGCACAGGAGGCCCGTGCAAGAGTCTGGAGAGCAATACTTTCGGAAGGCGTTATCTAAGGAGAATGAATATGGGCGAAGCAAGGCTGAACAAATCACTACTTGAGCAACAGAACCGGGAACTGTGTAACGAACTGGAGACTGCACTAGCCATCATCGAGCGGCAGCACGAGTTTCTGACTACGCACGGTATCGACCCGAAGACTGGGGCGAAGATGGAAGACAGCAAGATCATCATCGCCAATGGTCGTTAGTACCAACAGAGAGCACAGAGAGTCACCGGCATCCGGAGAATCGGGTGTCAGTGACTGCTGAAAAGTTGCCGGAGTCCAAAAGGGCCATTAGTGTGGGTAGGTCAGTTCCAGCGTTACCCTGGCGAGTTTGAATCCTTACCTCGTGTTCCGCCCTCTCTTCGCAAACGCCAGACATCATGAAGTAGGTCATGCGTCCCATCGAGACATCCTCGAAGCTGCTTTTTCTTGGTCTTAACCTTCTCCTGGGTGGCAATTCGCTTTTGTGGCCGGTCGGTGAAGAGCACCTTCTGCGCCGCCTGGCGGTAGGGTCGCCACATGTCACAGGCAAAGGGGCGAATTGTATTCCTGTCATAAATATTTGAAAAATGTCTTGACTTAATTCTGATTGAAGACTAGACTGTATTCAACGGTGAGCGATAAGCGCAAACCACAAAACCAAGGAGCAGAACATGACCAAAATCGTTTGGAACGGATGTGACGGATACATTGAAGCTGATGAGGCCGTGCAGCGTGGTTACGACTTCGGCGGCAACAAGCTCTACAAGGGTTCTCAAGAATTCACCGCATTTGATGCCACTGAAATCGACCCGGCCAGCCTGCCGCAAGACGAAGATGGCGAGCCTGACTTCAATGGTGTATTCGGCAGCGAAAGCGGGAAGTTCTACAAGTGAAACAAGGCGGCGCACGCGAAGGGGCTGGTCGCAAACCGGTCCCTGAGCACCTGAAGAAGATGCCCTACAACACAAAGCTTCCGCGCTGGCTGCGGGACTGGCTGACGGCTCCGGAGCGAGACAAGAGCGGCCCTGTGCTGATTGAAGAGGCGTTGCGCAAAGTCCATAAGCTGACACTGCCGGAATAGAGAACAACATGAGCCTGCCGAAGAAAACATTCGCCCGAAAAATCATCACCATGCGCGGCTACAGCAACGAAGAAGAAATCGTTGAAGTGGCCTACATTGATGGCGTCAGCAGGGATGAGGCCGCTCGGCGCGTTGCCGAAGCCAGGGAGCAGAGCAAAAACCGCTCTGTCGCTCAATACGTTCGGCACCGCAAGGCCAAAGACAAGGTGGAAGATGCTCGCCGTCGGGTGCTGTCCATTGCGCACCATTACGGCCAATTCCTTTGTGCAGAAGAACTTGAAAACATCGCCTTCATAGCAAACTGGAAGGCTCCGACCGGAGTGTTTGGCTATTGGGATACAGGCCGCGTCTTCCGGGAAATCTGCCGCCCGTTCGAGAAGGCTGGAATGCTTCAGGAACTCCGTAACGACGAAGACCGCTTCATCGGCTACACCATCACCGATGCTGGCCGAAAAGAACTGCTCGGTGAGTAACCCACAACATTTTCCGGAGAATAAAAGTGAAATAGGGGTCGGGCAAAACCCCTAAACCCACAACTTAATCCGGATTCCCCTGAAAAGTTGCCGGAAAACAGAAAGTTAGGTAAGATAGAAAATAACTATTGAAATCCAAATTCCGATAGTCTATACTTTTTGCGGGAACATGCGTCTGCACATTCCCACGAATAACGAACCCGCGTCCCACAAGGATTGCGGGTTTTTTCTTTTGGAAATCAAATGTTTATCACACGAACCACCGCATTGAATCTTTCCGACAGCGACGTAGAGGGTCTTCTGGACCTCTGTTACTCCGTACTGAACGGCGTACCGCTGGCACAGGTTGGACATGAGTTTGCAGTCAGTGTCATTCGGCAACTGACAACCGATTTTGAAGGGGAAGAATGATGGGTGAAGGCTACTGCATTGAAATCTGCGTGAATGCAGACGGATCGTTTGAGGTCAGCAAAGAGCCGATGGCGCAAGAGATGGGCGAGGAGCAAGGCGAACCCAAAGGTCAGCCTGCTGGCGACATCAAAGAGGCGCTGACGATTGCGCTCAAGCTGTACCAGGAAGGTGATACCGGTGGCGATGATTTCGCAGAAGGATTCGGCAAGCCCCAGGCAGAAGGTGTTCCGCCTGTTGAGCGCGGGATGATGGAGTAAGCCCGTGGTTGATCGTCGTTTCAAGGATGATCCGGCAGCAGAATTCCTCAAGGATCATGGCGAGTCGTTCGAGCATGGCGGAAAGATGAAAGCCAAGCAGAACGCAACGGACCTTGCAGATAGCGGCGTTCGGATTGATGGCCGAAGCTCCAAGAAGAACAAGGGCGGGATCAACCTGCGCAAAGTCGCGGAGGTTCTTGAGGCGGAAGGGCTTGACCCGACGGTTGAGATCGTCCGTGTTGTGCAGGGTGACTTGCTTGAGGCGGATGTCAAGGCGCGTGTCCTGCTCGAACTGCTTGGCTACTGCCAGCCGAAGCTGAAAGCCGTTGAACACACTGGGCCGAATGGTGGCCCGATCCAGCAGAGTATGTCGTTCGAGGTCATGGGTGTCCGCCCAGAGCGTTAGGGTAGAAATACCCGAGAAGTTGCTGTTCCTGCTGACTGAGCAGGCGAGAACAAAGGTTGCACACGGAGGACGAGGCTCAGGTAAATCTTGGGCGTTCGCTACTGCGCTGTTGATCCTCGGCGCAAGCAAGCGATTGCGCATCCTCTGTACTCGTGAAGTACAGAAGTCCATCAAGGATTCTGTCAAGAAGTTGCTGGATGACCGGATAGAAGCACTCGGCTTGAGTGGCTTCTACGACTCGCTTGATACGGAGATTCGTGGTCAGAACGGTACTGAGTTCATCTTTGCCGGCCTCGCACAGCATACGGTGGATTCGATCAAGTCCTACGAAGGTGTGGATATTTGTTGGTTGGAAGAAGCGCAGAGCGTTTCCAAGCGCAGTCTGGATGTTCTCATTCCGACCATTCGCAAGCCTGGATCGGAAATCTGGATTAGCTTCAATCCATTGCTCGATACGGATGAAGTCTGGAAGCGATACGTTGAGAACGAAGCTCCGGACTCTCTAGTTCAGCAAGTCAATTGGTCGGACAATCCCTGGTTTCCTGCGGTGCTTGATCTTGAGCGCATCCATGCGAAAGAAACCGCACCAGAAGACTACGAGAATATCTGGGAAGGCAAGTGTCGCTCTGCTGTCCATGGCGCAATCTACGCAACAGAGATAACTCAGGCAATCGTTGAAAGCCGGGTGTGTCCTGTAGCTTACAACAGCAACAACAAGGTTCATGCCATATGGGATTTGGGATGGAACGATTCCATGTCGATCATCCTTGTGCAGAAGGCTGGGCCGAATGCCCTGGCGATTCTTGAGTACATCGAAGACAACTTCAAGACGCTGGACTACTACGCCAATCTGTTGAAGTCGAAGCCGTACAACTGGGGCAAAGACTATTTGCCTCACGACGGGAACACGAAGGACTTCAAGACCGGCATGAGTACGGCGGAAATCCTGCGCAGATATGGTCGCAAGGTTGCGCAGACGCCGAATATTCGAGTAGAGGATGGCATCAAGGCCGCACGAATGGTTCTGCCTCGGTGCTGGTTCAACAAGCAGAAGACAGAGCGGCTTGTCGAGTGCTTGAAGCGTTATCGCAGAAGCATTCCGACAACAACCGGTGAGCCTGGATCGCCAGTTCATTGCGAGTATTCGCATGGCGCGGACGCATTTCGTTACCTCTCCGTGGTCGCTGACCAACTGACTAATGAGGATGACGGCATGCGGATGAAACCTGTCGGTGCTTTTCGCCCGTCCGATCCGATGATGGGACCGCTCGGATGAGAAATTACGCCAAGGAATACCGTGATTACCACGGCAAGCCTGAGCAGATCAAAGCTCGGGCAGAGAGAAATCACGCACGGCTAGAGGCTTCCAAGGCTGGCAAGGTCCATAAGGGCGACGGCAAGGAAGTCGATCACATCAAGCCGCTCAGTAAGGGCGGAAGCAATTCGTCTAGCAATCTCCGTGTTGTTAGTCGTTCCACCAATCGCCGGAAAGGTTCCGGTCTTCTTCACAACGCATAGGACTAACCATGGCAAATCCTACCTACGTCGGTGATCTGTCCGGTGACGGCTCGATCATCAGCTTTACCTGGGCGCTGACAACCGCCGATCCTACCGGCGCGTACATCGATCAAACCGCTTGGGCTGACCGGACCTTTACCGCGTCCGGAACTTGGGGCGGAGCGACTTGCACCATCGAAGGATCGAATGACGGCACGAACTGGATGCCGCTCTCCGATGCCGCCGGCGCTGCGGATGCCACGGCAGCGGCTAACAAGGCAATCACCGTCGTTGAACTGACCCGTTATATCCGCCCGAACCTGACAACCGTTGGTGTCGGCGCGACGGTTACTGTAACTCTGGTGGCTCGTAAGGCCACTCCGATGCGTACTTAAGGAGCCATCATGTCCGACAAGATCAAAGCCGCAGACGCCATCAACCGATTGGCGCAGTCGTATCAAGCTGTTATCGATGCTGCATCCATGCTCAAGGAAATTGGGTCGCTTGAGCAAGCCAAGGATGAGGCAGCAAAGGCCCGTGCCGCTGCTGACAAGGAAGCCGAGTCCGCCAAGGCAGAAGCCAAGAAAGCCAAGGATGCAATCAAAGTCGCCAAGGAGCAGGCCGACAAGATCGCTGCTGATGCACAGGACTACGCTGACAAGCTTATTGCCGAAGGTGCTGCCCGTGCCAAGCAGGTTGCAGAGAAGTGCCAAGCTGACTGCAATGACATGATCTCCAAAGCAACCGTCGATGCGTCCGCTGCCAAGGCTGCTGCTGTCGCTGAGTACAAGCAGGTTCAGGATGACATTGCTCGGGCGAAAGAAGTGCTGGCCGAGATACTGAGCAAGCAGGATGCCGCTGTCGCTTCCGCAGAGGATGCAGAGAAACGGCTTGCTGCTGCAATGTCCAAGGTCAAGTCGCTCCTGGGCTGATCGTGAAACTCCCCATTTGCTTCGCCGTAATTGTCACATGGGTGCGGTTCAAGAACCGACTGCACACACTGGCCTACAAGACTGACCTTGAAGGTGTCCGCATGCTCCTTGGGCTGGGTGCGGTATTCATCGGCATGGGGTTCGCATGGCCGACAGCCATCTTTCCGACGATGGAGCAGATTGCTACCGGTCAGGGTCGCCATACCTACGCATTGATGGCGCAGATCGCGCCTGAATGGCTGTGGTCGATTGCCTTCCTGGTGCAAGGCTCGGTGATGCTCTACTCCCTGATGTTCAACTACCGGAACAAAGTGCTGCTGTGGATTGATGCCTGCTTCGGTGTCGTTCTCTGGACTGCGGCAATTGGAGCGTGTTACCTCGCGTACTGGCGCGG